GAGTCCTGCACGGGCTACCACGGCGCGGCGTCCTGCACGGGCAACCACGGCGCGGCGTCCAGCACGGGCGACCAAGGCGCGGCGTCCAGCACGGGCGACCAAGGCGCGGCGTCCAGCACGGGCGACCGAGGCGCGGCGTCCAGCACGGGCTACCAAGGCGCGGCGTCCAGCACGGGCGACCAAGGCGCGGCGTCCAGCACGGGCAACCACGGCGCGGCAATGGCGATTGGATATTTTGGCCGGGTGATGGGTGCGGATGGCAACGCGCTGTTCGCTGTTGAACGCGCTGCATGGGATGGCCCCATTGTTTCGATTGCAAGCGGCATTGTCGGGCGTGACGGGATTGAGGCGAGCGTCTGGTATTGGGCAAAAGATGGCAAGTTGGTGGAGGTGCCAGCATGACCGACCACACCAACATCACACCCGCATTCGTCCGCATCGCCGAGGAAGAACTGGACCTCAGCCACGGCGGCGAAGATTTCCGCGCCTTCTTCATGATGGACGATCCGCCCCGGCTGATTGGCCTGATCCGCTACGGCGACGATCTGCCGATGGATCGGACCTGCGCAATCTATTGGGTCGGGTCGGATACGGTGAAGCGGTGGGAGCAGGTCTGCGATGACATGCGCCCGGAATGGCAAGACGAAGATCCCCGCGAGCAGGCGGGATATGACGCAGCAAAGGAGGCACGCTATGCAAGCTGAAATCATTCACATTAAAGCCCTGACCGCCGCTGATCGGCTGTCGCAAGCCATTGCCGTCACCTCCAAGGCGGTTGACGAGGGGCGCGGCTATGTCCTGCACGTGTTCAGGGATGGCAGCCTGTTCTGCGTCACCGTGACGCTCGATGCCCTGCAGGTGGCAGAATGAGTTCTTGCATCATGGTTCACACGGAAGCGGCCCCAGTTGCGAAGCGGGCTGATGAGACTGCTGCGTGGCTGCACTTCCCGACCGAGTGCGGTGGCTACGTCGCCATTTTCATGCCGTACCACGTCGCTGAGGCAATGGTTGCCGCATTCAACGGCGCTTCGGTTTGCAATGTTGACGCATTGATCGGCTTCGTCGAGGACGTCCGCGACCACAAGCCGACCATACACAGCGGGAGGCACAAGTCGGGCGACCCCGCTTGGGATGAAGATGACCTGATGCCGGTGGATGAGTTCACGGCGTTCCAAGCGGATGCGGAGGCGCTGGTGGGTAAGAAGCGGAAGGTGACGCCATGAACGCCAGCGATGACCATTGGGCCGCCAACAGCGACCTGTACCGCATCCTGGGCGAGGATGAAGTGGAACGGCTCGGTGCGCCGGCACCGGATTTCTGGGAATGGGTTGACGATATGAAATGGTGGATCTTCGCCGGGGTCGCGATGTATGCGGGCCTGAACATCTCCGCCGCTGTGATTGTCAAAGTCGGCATGTGGGCGGGGTGGTGGTGATGAACTACCTGTCAGTTTGCTCAGGCATCGAAGCGGCCACGCAGGCCTTCCATCCGCTCGGATGGAAGGCCGTGGCCTTTTCGGAAATCGAACCGTTCCCGTGCGCCGTCCTGGCCCACCATTACCCCGATGTCCCGAACTGGGGCGACATGACCAAGTTTCAGGAGTGGCCGGATGCAACTGTCGATGTTCTCTGCGGCGGAACCCCATGCCAATCCTTCTCGGTTGCGGGGTTGCGTCAAGGACTGGCTGACCCAAGGGGAAACCTCATGCTCACCTTTGGCGCTATTGCAGCGCGGTATCGGCCCAAGTGGGTGGTTTGGGAGAACGTCCCCGGCGTTCTTTCCAGTGACGGCGGACGGGATTTCGGTTCCTTCCTCAGCCTCTTGGGGCAACTCGGGTATGGGTACGCCTACCGAGTGCTTGACGCTCAGTACGTCCGAACACGCCGCTTCCCCGACGCTGTCCCCCAGCGCCGACGCCGTGTGTTCGTTGTCGGATATCTTGGAGACTGGCGCCGTGCCGCAGCGGTTCTTTTTGACCGCGAAAGCCTGTCAGGGCATCCTGCGCCGCGCCGAGAAGCGGGGCAAGGCCTTGCCCGAGGTATTGAGTTTGGCCCTCAAGGCGGTGGCTTCGCAGGCGTGAACCCGACACTGGACACGCGCGCCAAAGACGGGCCGATCCGCAACCAACTGGCCGGGGCCGTGCTATGCGCCGAAACCGCGCCATGCCTTGACGCCTCATTCCACGACAAGCAGGGGCTGGACAACCAGCACATCAACGGGGGGGGGGATTGTTCGTCGCCACCCGTGGCGAACCCGCTCACGGCCAGGATGCACAAGGGCGTCAACACGACGCTGGACGAGGGCCAGACCCTGATCGCCAATGGAGGCGGCTTCGATGTTGCCCACTCACTCCGCGGCGAAGGCTTTGACGCAAGCGAGGACGGCACGGGGCGCGGGACGCCGTTGGTGCCGATCGCCATCCAAGAGCGGGCGGTGAGCGAGAACCCCGACAACGGGCCACAGGGTTCTGGCATCAGGCAGGATGGGGCTAGCTATACCCTTGAGGCGCGCAACAAGGCGCAGGCGGTGGCCTTTAGCTTCAAGGACTATGGCAACGGGGCGGCTGATGATGTCAGCCCAACTCTGCGATCCCTCGGGGCCTATAATGCCAACGGCGGGTCACAGATGGCCGTCGCCTTCGACCTGCGGGGGCGTGAAGGTGGCGCCATGCCGGAAGGCCCGCACGACACGGCGAACATCAGGGCGGCGTCTGGCGGATCATCCCGCAGCTACGTGGCCCAACCTTGGGCCGTGCGCCGATTGACGCCGCGGGAATGTGAGCGGTTGCAGGGATTTCCCGACGATTTCACGCGCATTCCTTACCGCAACAAGCCCGCCGATCTGTGTCCAGACGGGCCAAGGTACAAGGCGCTCGGGAATAGCTGGGCCGTGAATTGCGCGGATTGGATAGGCGAGAGGATCGCAGAGGTGGAAACATGGAACAACTGAACGCCACCCAATGGGGCGGCTATGCAATGGAGTGTGCAGCATGACCCCCGCTGAAATCGCCAAGAAGCTGACCCCGGCGCAACCGGACATCATGTTTTCGGATGCCTTTGCGGTTGTCCAATCAGCAATCTTGCGGAGTTTGGACCAAGTGCCAGATTGGGGTTGGTGCCTTAACTTGCATGGATTGCAGGTCAGAACAGATTTCCCCAAGGAGTTCATCCGGGGCGGGGTGGCCGTTCTTCGTGCTGACGGGCTGGTTAGCCATCACACAGGCCTTTGGTGTGAGGATGGGACGCCAGCCGGGGCCGGTTATGCGCTCACCGACCTTGGCCGCGCCGTTCTTGCAGAACTGGACGCCGCGAAATGAGCCGCGCAAAAGTCGCCCGTTGCCAGTCCTGCCGCTGGTGGGATCGGTCCAACAACTTCCGCGCAATCGGGACGGATTGGGGCATCTGTCATCTTTGGGGCGGTAAGTCGGGGTCTATGCTGCCGAACGGCCTTGGCTTCATTGATTTCAGTTTCGGCCATGAGCCGCGTGGGTCAGACACCTGTGAACACCACAACGCCGATCCGGTTCACAAGCAGAACATTCAACGAGGCGGGGAAATGCCGCAGATCAAATGCGAAGGGATGTTGCCGTGACAGACACAAACGCAACGGCGCAAGCGCCAGATGATGGAGTGAAGGTGTGACCGACTTTGAACTGTGGAAGAAGGACGGGGAGGACTTCGGTTGGATCATGCCGTCGGCTCCTGGGTGGAAGAAGCTTCCGGTGGTGAGGCACGTCAGGGTGATCATCTATCGCGTCGAGGTGCGACGGTGGAACGCCGCGCTGCGGAGCTTGGGCATGATTCCGAGCGGATACGATCAGTGGGTCGTGTACGGGATAGCGCGAGGGATGGAGAGGTGACGTGGAATGGGGTTCGATGCTGATGAAGCCGCCTATCGCGCGGCAAAAGGGGGAATGATGGACATCGAGCGTAGCGAATACAACTTGGACTATCTAGCCGCCGTTGGACTGATGATCATCAGCGGCAGGGGGTCAACGTCATTTATCCAGCGCACCTTGCACATTGGCTACAATCAGGCAGCGCGCATGATGGAACAGATGGAACGTGATGGCATCGTTGCCAAACCGAACAATGTCGGTAAGCGCGAAGTTACGGTATCAGTCGCCGAAGTCCTGCGCCTGACCGCCCGCATTACCCAGCTTGAGGCGGTGGTAGCTGCGGGGGATGGGTTGGTTACAATGTTGGAAAACTGTCTGGAATTAATGAAAACCCCCGACAACCAGCAATGTTGCGATGGGCACGAATGTGGCTGCCTGGGCGCAACCGTCTATCAGGAGGCGGAGTTTTATGCCCGCCAAGAACTTGCCACCTACCGCGCCGCAAAGGAGGCCTTGAATGCAAAAGCCGACTGAATGCCCCTGTTGCGGCCAACACATCGCAGCAATGCCGCCGGAGTTGCTTGCTCGCGTTGTCAGTGACAAGTGCGCCGAACTCGTGACACTGTTAGCCAAGCACCCCGGCCATTTTGTTGACAGCGACATAATCGCCGCGTGGATGTATCGGCATGAGCCTGATGGGGGACCCTTGCAGGCGAAGCAGATCATCAACCAGGTGGTCAGCTATAACCGTCCCAAAATGGCTGCGATGGGGTGGAAGATCGAAGGGCGTCTTGGCCCATATGGCGGTTATCGCCTTGTCGTTTCTGACGCCGCAAAGGAGGCAGCAAATGGATGACATCGACATCAGCCGAGAACGTCTTGAACTGCTGCACGGAATGGGTTGCGCGGATTACATCCACCTAGCCCTTCGCGCCGCCCTCGACCGCGCCGAGGATGAAATCAATACCAAGGCCGACTTCATTAACGACCTGCTAAACAAGATGGCGCAAGCTGAGGAAGCGCACCAAGCTGCTTTAAATGCGCCGAACAGGCACGCTTATAAAGTCGGGATTGCTGTCGGAAAAGCACAGGCCGAAGCCCGGACGGCGGCTGCGGTGGATGCGATGCGGGAGGCGGCTATTGATGCCAGAAAGGCCATCTGGTCAGATGTGGTGGAAGATATGGCCGAATTTGGACTGGAACACCCAGCACAAGCCGAGATTGACGCCATCCGCGCCATCCCCACCCCGCCCGCACTGCCTGCCTCGCCCCTTGAGGCGGTGGCGATGCGGGATGCAGCCCTGAAAGCCATCATGGATATTTGGGCAGAACTATGGCCCAAGATGGCCGAACTTGAATTGCAACATCCTGCCCAACCCGAGATTGACGCCATTTGCGCCATCCCCCTCCCCGACCACGCGGCCATGCTTGCCGCAGCGTTGAAGCTGCCAGAGGTGGCGGCGCTGGTGGATGCGGCGATGGGTGTCATAGCGCGGTGGGATAGCCCAGACTGGAAATCCAGTGAGTACGAGATGATCGGCATGGCCAAGCTGCGTACCGCACTCGCCCCGTTCACGGGGGCCAAGCCATGACCGCAAAGAAAATCTGCATCTGCGGCTGGAATGCGGCGGCTGGAAAGTGCCCGTATCCGATTAACTGCAAACCTTCAAAGGCCAAGCCATGACCCTACCAGCCCGCCAGCGCCTCTAGCTGGGCCAAGAAGGCCCTGCCTGTAATCCGCGCGGCTGCCATGTCATCTCCCGCCAAAGCCTCTGCATGGGCCGCTGCAGGGGCGCGCAAACGATCAACGCTTGTTGCGATCTGCGAACTCACGCAACCACTTGATATGATCGCCATCGGCAGCACCAACGCCCAGATCCGCATCGTTCATCCTCTCGTGGGCTTTGGTGTCTTGTTTGCGCTTTGCGTCCGCCACCGCATCCGCGCGGATCAACCAGATCGTCAGAAACTTCCAAACGATCTGGCCGATGATCGCAACAACGGCTTTCACGCCTTGCGCTTGGCGTAGATCGACCAGGCAGCGACAGCCAACGTGGCAGCAGCGCCGCCGATGGTGGTGACCGTTTCCGCGTCCACCAAGCCTTGCCCGACAAAATAACCGCCGATTGCCGCCGCCAATGCGCGGACGATGCCGCCGATTTGTGCCGAATCCATGTCAAATCTCCTCATTTTGCCGGATAGACCCGGCGGTCCAGTTCCCAATGCTCTTTTTTGCCAAACCTGTTTCCTTTGGAAAGGTTCAGCTTTGCTTCCAAGATTTGCAGGTTGCCTTCCACATGCAGGCCGCAAACGTTTTCACCCCTCAATGGAATTATGTGGTCCACTTGATACTCAGTGTTGAACTTTCTACCAAAAATAACAGCAGTTTTATAGATTTGACGTATGGCTTTTTGATCCGCCCACAATGGCGTTTGCTTTTCGACTATAAACCTACGTCGTCTCGTCTCATCCCTCTTCAGGGCAATTCTGTCTGGCTGCGCGCTTCGTTGCTTATCGTAAAGCCTCAGTTGATCAAGTTTGACTTTTCTTCTGTTTTGGTCATACGCAGCTTTTGCAGAACCAGAGCAAACTGTTTTCTTGTGGCATGCTTTGCATCTTGAATTATACCCACATCTGCCACGAGGGTGACGATAAAAAAAATCAAAATCTTTTTCTTCCAAACACCCAGAGCAAATCTTCATGGATATGCCTTCCAATCAAGCTGCCAATGCGGGCCGTCCTTGAAACTGCGCCACGAACCGCCCCAGACAATGGCGACCTTCTCGTTGGCTGCAGCAGCTTTGATGGCCGGCGCGAGCTTGTGATACAGCGGCCACGCATACATCTCCTCGACCTCGACCTTGCCGTCCTTGTCGATGTCCACATAGGGCACCAGGTCCACGGCATGGCCGGTGAGGTGTCGGCTGTCCAGTGTGCGGGACGCGCCGATCCGGACAAGCTCTCGCTGGCGGGCGAGAGTGCGCAGCCCCTCGGTCACGACAAAGGAGAACGGCGCCTCCTGCAGCGCCCGGTCCATGACCCGACGGAGATCAGGGTGCACCCCGCGCAGGTTGGTCAAGCTGCGGGCTGTCCACTGTCTCATCGCGGGAGCGCCTTCTGGATCTCGTCAAGCTTCGACATCACCGACTTGAACGCCTCTTTGACCTCTTTGAACTCTCGGTCGTGGCTCTCTTTGACCAGAGCGTGCTCAGACCGCATGACGGCGAGCGCGGTGTCGTGCGTCTGCGTCGTCCGGTAATGAGCCCACATGAAACCGGCCAGCGGCAAGACCGCGAACTGCAAGAAGAGTTTTATCATGTCCATAATGCTCTGATCCTGCTGCATGATCATACTCCCGGATAGGGAAAGCGCGCTTTGATCTCAGCAACCTTGGCCAGCCATTCCGCATTGGTGGCCTCGCCGCGTTGCGCCATGAAAAAGAGCGGATCGGCTTCGGCTTCATAGGCGCGCTTGCGGGCAACCTCTTGGCTGTCGCGGCTTGGCTGAGGTGCGTTTATAGCTACCCACTTTAAACCATCCCACTCAAAGTTTGGACCGGGTTTGATTTCAATCTCCACTGTCCCTTGCGGGTAGGAGTCAAGGATTTCAACACTTGGCTCATTAAGAGTTTGCCAATAACCACGATCTGGATGAAAAAACCCTTTTTCCATTATCTTAACTCCCTTTTTGTGCCGCTTCCAAATTTATAATAGTGTTGATTTGGAACTATGCCATAGTTCCAAGTGTTAGCAGCACCTGACCCGCTTCCGACCGTAAAAAAAGTTGTATTGTCGGAAGATATCTCTAGAGAATCGCCGCTGCCGCTTGGGGCAAATGCAATCATGATTGGCCTACCCGTCGTGTTTTGATATGAAACTCCAGAAGTCCTACTAACAGTTTGCCAAGTCTGCCCCCACCCAATAGCGTTTGCGAGCATATGATCTTCAGCCCTCTGCGGCGTCATGAGCTTGTCAGTTGCGGTCCCGGCTTCCGCTTCGGCTTGCGATGCAATGCCAGAAATCCCGTCCAGCACGTTCAATTCCGCTGCCGTCGACGTTACCGTCGTCCCAGCAATCGAGAGCGCGTCGACATCAACAACGCCGGTCGAGCGTATCCGCATCACCTCAACCGCCGCCGCGCCGCCTGCCATGACCTTGAACGAAAGGTCGAAGTCCTCGCTGGTCGACGTCACGTCGGTCGTGATCGCGTCAATCCGCGCCCCAATCTCGAAATTGTTTGCCGCCGTCTCGGTCGCAAAAAGCAGCCCTGATCCAATCCCTGCGGCCGGTGTCCCGGTGCTGCGCGCCTCGATCTGCGCGACATCAATCACGGTGTTCGTCGCGGATGTCTCCACCAGAGATCGGACGACGCCCGTCCCCTTTGATGACATGGTAATCCCGATGTTCGTATCGCCCCCTGCTGCCGAGAGCGTCGGCGCGCCGGTCGTGGCGGCATTGGTGATGTTGAGCTGGTTGACCGCGCTGGCGGTCGTCGTGAACGAGAGCAGTTCATTATTGTTGCTGTCCGCAACCACCGGAGCGGCGATATTGAACTGCGCGCCGGTCGATCGGATCGTCAAGATGTCGGAGCCCGCGATCAAGTGCCGGATCTGCCCGTTGGTCGTCGATGTGATATAGCTAGTCTCTGCCGGGTCAACCGCGACCCGCGCGACGTTGTTTGTCGCGTCGATGATCGCTAGGGTGATCCATTGCGCGCCGTCATACTGCTTGAGCTCGTAGTTCGCCGACGTCGTGTCGGCCCAGAGCATCCCCGCCACGAGATAGCTCGGCGCGGTCGACCCGCTGTGCGTTGAGTGCAGAGCCGTGCGAAACGAATTGAGGTCCGACGCCAGCGCCGTTCCACTTTTGGTGTTCGGGTCAATCGTCCCGAAATCAAACTGCGACATTTAAGTGCTCCTCTCTCTGCCGAACCCGATCGCCTGATAGTCGAAAGTCCGACTGATCGTTGTTCCGGCGCTGTTGCGGAATGTAACATCGAACCCGGTCCGCGTCTTGCCCGAAATCGTGTAGTAATCGCCCGTTGCCATATCCTGCGCGGCAATCGTAACAGATCGCAACTCCCGGAACCACGGGGAGAAGGCGACCGCGTAGGTCGATGCTCCAGAAATTAGGTCATTCCCATAGTCGACGCGATCCGGCATATCAATCACGGCCGTGAGCGCGCTGATCGTCGGCGAGATCGTCGTATAGTTGCTCGTCAGAACCGCGCGGAATTTCAGATGCCGCGCGGTGTAGTCACCGACCACGAAGCGCCGCCACCCCTGATAGACAGGCGTTGCGCTGTCAACGATCGAGTAGTTCACTTGCAGTTCAACCGAGACCTCGTCGCCGGTGTCGTCGCCTGCGAGATCCGCAAGCCCAGCGAGCGTGAGCCATCCGGCCATCGTCGAGAGCCCGCCTGTCGTCGAAACAACGGCGTCGACGATCACGCGCGAGGTGTAGACCTCGCTGAGGTCAGTCTCTCCAAACTCATAGTAACCGACGCCCGGATATCCGGTCGCGGCGGTAAACCCGATGATCGGCACCGACGCGAGCGTCGTCCAGCTGGCCATGAAGTTTTGGCTGCTGAGTTGAATGATCGATCCATTGCGATCGACGTCGGTCTTCGTCCCTGTCCAGAGGGGCTCCTCGGTGATCGTCGAGACGACATTCTGCGCGGCCGGATCTTCAAGCGAGGCGTTCGTGAAGCTCGCGGTCACTGAGCGGTTGCCGAGGATGTCGAGCGCCTTGATTGCGTATGATCCCGAGCGGCTCGGCACGGTGAAAGATCGCGCCTCGCGCGGAAGCGCGTCCGAGAGCACCGTCATTGAGATCCACGACGTATTATTCTGATCCGCAGAGTAGCGGATCTCGTAGCCTATCACGTCAACGGCGATCGACGGGTAAGTCCACTCAACGTAGGTATGATCCCCGATGGTGTTGAGCGAGAAAGTGTCGACCTGCGGAGGTTTGGCAGTCGCGCCGATGACCGTGTGGTTTGATATCTCGGCGAATGCGCTCGTCGTTGCCTCGTCCGGGCCGATCGCGCGCACGCCGATATCGTAGTTGATACCGCTCTCCACCGGAAAGATCTGGATGTAGGGGCTGTCGACCGCGCTATAGGGCATATAGCTGAACGGGTCGCTCGACCCTGATCTGCGAAAGCGCGCTTGGAAGAAGGCGGTCCGGGTGACCGTGCCGTCGCTCGTCTTGGCGGTCTTGCCTGGTTGAACGTAGAGGAAAATTGACGGGACGACCGCGCCGCTTGATGTGACCTGCAGCGCGAGCTCGTCTGAGACGACCTGAGAGATGGTCGGGATCGGCGGGCCTATGAACGACGCGGAAACCGGCGCGGATAGCGCGGTCGTGTACGCCGGGATCGTGATCGCCGAGTTGTAGATCTCTGGCGAGTAAGGGACGCAAGTCACCGCGGCGCCGAGGTCGTCGAGGTATTCGATCCCCGCGATCAGAACCTGCAAGCTCTCGATGTTCTGCTCTCCGAACTGATAGAGCGCACCAGCGACGATCTGGTTCCCGTTATTAACGACTATGGTGTTGCTGGTGACGGTAGTCGCGACTGCTGCCACTGTGCGGACAAGCGTCGCTCCGGTCGTCGGAATGCGGGTCCGCAGCGTGTAGGTCTTGCCCGCCTCGCGTGTCACAGGCTCATCAAGAACGATAGTTGCCGCCGCACGGGATACGACGCGCCCAGACATCTGACCAATGCCAGGGACGTCATGCGTGAGCCTGCACAGGTCTCCGCGCATCGCGACGATATGCTCGACATCGATCTCAAAGTTGAAGATCTCCGGCCGTAGGCGCGCCGCCGCGATATAGTGCCGGCCGAGCTTGTAGACGTTGTCGGGGTCGGTCTGCCCCGGAAGATCGATGACCTGAAAGGTCGTTGCGTTTTCGGCGTTGAAGCCATCGTCGTAGATGATGCGCTCGTCCTCTCGATAGTCCGAAAACTTGTTGAAGAACCGGATCCGGAGCGCGTCCGGGATCTCGTTGTAGAGGATCCGACCGGCGAAGTTGCGGGTGTTGCGCGGGGTAAAGTGCTGGACGACGGTCGAGCGCGGCTGTTCAATGACGACTGTCCACTTGTCGTCGACGTAAGCTGGGCTGGCCTTGCCAGCGTTCGCGACGTCTTGCAGTAGGTCACGGACCGAGAGCTGGAAGTCGATCACCTGGTCGAATGCAAGCCCGTTCGTCCCGCAGAAGGTAAACCACGCGCCCAGCGCTGCATCGTTGATATTCGCGGCCGCGACCGGCTTCTTGTTCGGCGCGCCATTGAGGACGTAGCGAAAAATAGCGGCTGGGTTCGATGTCGCGCTGGTCGTCGACGTCGTCCAAGCAGATCCGGTCCATGTCGGGATTTTCAACGAGACGAGCGCGTTGAGCTGGTCGACGATCCCGTTGAGCTGATCGGTCGCCTTGATGCGGAATGCGCTTTTCGCAATCCCAGGGAGGAGAACTGGCTGCGTGCTAGTGTTGAATGATCGCAGGTCAGACCAGTCGGCGCGGTCGTAGATCCGGTCGTTCGTGAGGTTCTGCTCTGCGGCAAAGCGCCGGATCTGCACCTCGTATTGCCCCGATGTGAGCGCGGTCTGACGCTGCGAGACGCGCTTCACTTGAGCGGTGTCGTCGCTGTAGGTCTCGTCAAACCATGCCGTGTAGGATCCTGCGCCGACAAGCCGATACTCCCCGACGATGCGCGCCGATGCGCTGACCCGTTTTCCATTGCTATTGCTCTCAAAGAGCCCGGTCGCAAAGGTGATCGTGATCCCGATCTCGGTCGTGTTAAGCGCGGTCGTGCGAGATACAAAGCTGGTCGTGAGCCGGATCGAGAGGTCATCCTGCGAGACGTCGCCAGGGTAGAGCCCGAGCGTCGAGGCGCTGCCGTTGAAATCGTGCTCAACATCGACGTCGGTGAAGTCCTCAATCGGCGTGTTTCCGATCTTGATCTGAGAGACGTCGACCGGCCCATAGCCCCAGACCAGCACGAAGCGCAGGAATTGATCGTTCCCGACGATCTCGGTGTAGGGTGCCGCGCCGTAAGGCGGGACCATGCGATGCGTGCCGAGGACGACCGGCACGGTCTGGTACGGTGCCAGACCGTTGCGCGCTGCGCTGATCGAATAGCTCGCGCTCTCGGCGCGGTTCTGCACCGGTCGCGGCCCAAACAACGCAGAGGCGGCATAGGTGACCGCCATCGCGATTGCTGCACCCGCCACTGAGGCGGCAAAGCTACCAGCCACAAGAGCCGGGAAAAGCGCCGTTGTGATCGTCGGAGCGGCGGCCGTGGCAAGGATCGAGATGATCGAGACCGGATCCTGCGGGATGACACGCAGATAGACCGACGCGCCCGACTTTGGGCGAACCCTCGACCAGATCTTTGGATCGATGTAGTCTCCGCCAAGGAATGCGCTGATGTGATCGCGATCAAGCTCGTTGGGGACCATAGCCGCAATTAAATCCGCAAGCGTGCCCACCGCCGCGACCCGGACGATCAGGCGATCCCCTTGCGCAAATGGGTTCAGGACGAGCGTGACCTCGATGTATTCGGCGAGCGCGCTCTCGGTATATGGGGTGAGATCATTCAAGGCGGTATGCTCCGATCACGCGCTGCAGGAAACGGTTGTCCCCATCATAGCGCGAAACGCACGAGCCGACGACCTCTTCCGCGTGGAGTACGAATCCGGGCTCGGTTATGACCCCGCAATGCGTCGGCCTGCGCTTGCCGCGGTGCATTCCCCACATATGCAGGACGTCTCCGGAGCGCGCCTCCTTGATCGGGATTGATACGCCGGTCGAGGCGAAGTCGGCCACGGTCTCCGCGCCGCCCTCAATCTGCGTCTCCATCTCGTTGTGACGCGGAAGCCTGATCCCGAAGACCTCGCTATAGACCATGCAGACAAGCCCCCAGCAGGACGCGCCCTCGCGGGTTGACCCGTTCCAAGCAAAAGGGATGCCGACGTAGTTGTTCCACCAGTTAGAAGATGCCGGGGAACGTGGATGGCGAGAAGGTTGCACTTGGGAATGGCTCCGTGAGGAAGTTGTCGATCGTGAGGTCGATGTCCATTGCGCTTGCGTTATAGCCGACCGACGCGGCCACCAAGCCTGAAATGCTCTGCAGGATCACGGTCGGATCGCTCGCTTCGATGACCTTAAGCGAGAAGGAGACGCGCTCGCGCTGTCCGGCAAGCGTCCGCAGGATGTTGAGCTCGCTTGTGACGTGCGAGAGCGTTAGACGTGCCCGCACTTGCAGTTCCGGATCGTCGGGCGGGAGCGTAACCGAGAACGGAAACGCGAGATAGGTGTTGGCGCCGGAGACGATGTTCTCCGTATTGTTGACGAGGTAGAACGTCCCGATCGCGCTGTGCGAGATCTCGAGCAGCACCAAGAATACGTTGGTCGTCGTCTGCGAGTTGACGGCTGTGATGACCGATGTGGGGAGCGTGCGCGGCATTAGGGCAGCACCTCGATTGCGAGGTCAATGCGCCACTGGGCGGTTGCAGCCGTGTCGCCGCCCGCGACGGCCGATAGGGTCGGGGGCTGCACAAAGCGCGCCGAGACGGTCGAGAAGTCGATGGGGTCGATGAAGTCGAACTCGTCCGTCCCCTCTGACAGCGTCGTCTTGTAGAAGGTCTCGAAAGTTGCGCGCTCGGATCCGGTCAAGAGCATAGAGCCAGACAAGAAGCGCGATGTCGCGGTGAACCTCTTGC